GTTCAAAGATACCTTGGTAATTGTTAGAAATAGAATACTCAACTGCTGCCTTGAATTGTGCTGGTGTATATTTGGATTCCATTGAACGAATCAACTGCTTCTTTGCAATCGGTTTGTATGTCTGTCGCTTCTCTGACTTATATGCAAACCATAAATCAAACCACTCTTTATATTCTGATTTACATTCTAATTCTACATTATCATTATCATTGCCTTCTGGTTTGCTTTCATCTTGCTTTTGTTTAGGTTTAGGTTTGGTTTCTTTTTTAGGTCTTCCTCCCTTTGTCCCATTCTCAAACTTCCTAATGTTTGCATCCAGTTGTGGCTTGATTAAGGTGAAGATTGTCAAGGCAATACCTGACAACTGTTGTGCATTGCCATTTAGACCATAGTCAAAAATAGCGTTGTAAACCTTGGCAGCATCTTCTGCTGGTAGGTCTTTGATGGCCTCATAAAAAGACCGATAGATGATCATTGATTCTCTCATAAAAAAAGCCCGAAGCAGTCGGGCGTGAGAGAGACACCTGACCACAACGGGCAAAAGTATTCTGTTCTAAACCGACTCTCTCTCGGTAGTGAACTATCTGTATTTTTATATAGCAAAGATAACAAATTGGCTATACATTTTCTTCGTATGTTTCAATAGAATCTGATTCATCTATCAAATCAACCTCCCACGCTTGAGTGAATTCATGATCTTTGAACATATCTGCTAATCCAGTAATTTGATATAATCTTAAAACCTCATCAGCGTCCATACCGAGTTCCTTAGATATTTTCTGATCAGACCAATTTCTGCGTTTTAATTCAAGAACAATCTCAGACATAGATTCAACTTTATGTTTACCTCTTGCACGATTGTGGCGTATTGTTGATGCCATTCTATCGCTTCTGTCTGTTCTGTGTTCATTAATAGTAACAACTGGCAAATATCCATGAACTCTACTTTGTATTAATTCACTTTCTTTTCCAACACGATGTCTGTGAAAGCCATCAATAACTTCACGACCTATTTCTTGTTTCATTGTTACGATTGGCTGAGTGTAACCATCCTCTTGTATTGAGTGTTCAAGTAACTTCATTTCAGGTGGAGCAACTGAGTTTGGGTTATAATCGTTTGCATAAACGCTTTCATTTTTCACCCAAAGAACACAATCAACAGGTTCGTTTTTCATTGGGCTTACTTCGTGAATCATCAATCTTACTTGATTGATAATGTCAATTCTTTCAGGTTCTGGTAATGCTGCGATTTGATTTACGAGCATTCTGGCTTCAATGTTTATATTCATATTAAAATAGTTTTAGATTCCATTGTTCTTTTCTTCTTTTCTGTAAGTCAAGATATTTTTGATAAGCTTCGCTTTTGTGCTGTGTGAAAGACAAACCTTTGCACCAATAATCATTTCTCAATAGTGATTTGCAAACCCTTCTCCACGAAGGAACTTTTCTATCTTGTTCCAACTTATAATCGGCTTCATCTGGTATTCCTGACGGATAGCCTCTTTCCATCCACCATTTTACAAATACCGTGACTTTACCTTCATAATGTTCTTTAGTTTTAGGTGGCATGGAATTAATTAGAAGCCTTGCAAAAGATTCCCAAGTATGTCCTTCTGGCTTAGATATTTTTCTATATCCATTTATGTTTCCAGATTCGTTGACATATAAAGCACCGCTATTTGCTCCGTTTACACGAGCAACAACTTTTGCCCATGTTTCTGGTTCAATCAAATGAAACAACCACAACCCTCTTCTCTGGTCATCGCCATATGGTTGACAGATCCTCATTTGAGATGGTTTCAATCCAGCTTGGTGCATCAAGTCATATAATTTATTATGAGGATATTTTTTATTGTCGTAATGCCATTTCCATAGGTCTGCTGTCTTCCAGTCATAAATTGGATAAATGTTGTATACATCATCGCAAACAAGAGTTGTCCATTGATAATTGTTAAATCTTGTTTTGTGCCGACTGGCTATTGTTCTATATCGGTTCAATGATTCATCAGTTCTAATTCCAACAAAACAAGCACATGGTTTACCTTCTGCATACCATTTGCCAAACTCAGGGACAAACTCTTCAAACTCCATACCTTCATGAAAAAAAGGGAAGTATTCATAATCGGTTATTGAATTTTGATATGGTTCTCTTATCCATGAATCCTTTTTATTTTTATCCCAGCACATCCAATGTGTTTCAAAAACGGATACAGCATTGCGTAAATGTATTGGAAGACAAACCCAATATGGATCAATGTGTTCAGAATACATATCATAGCAAGATATTGCGTGTTCAATAGTCATCTTATATTGTCCTTCTAAATCAATCAATAGCAATCCTATTTTTCGTTTTCTTTTAATAGCTTCTTGCATAACAAGATGCAACATCACCGTACTATCTTTACCAGCACTAAATGACAGATATATTTTTTCAAACTCATCAAATGTTTTTGAAATTCTATCTTGTGCTGCTTCCAGTACATTAAAATTCAATCTTAATTTGGTCATCTTTTATTTCGTAGTGTTTAATAATTTTATTAGCAACTGCGTTCGCTATATCTCGCTGATTTTGCGTCAATTTACCCCAAGCCATACAAGTCAATATTTCTGGCGTGTTTGCATAATAGCAACAAGATGCTTGTCCAATCCACGATTTGCGATTGCTTTCTTTGTTTGTTAGATTAACTTCGGCACTTATTGGCCACTGGTCAATCATTTCTAATGCGACAGAATAAAACAAATCTGGGTTAGATAATAATTCAATAGCTTTGGATATGAGCAAATCTTCATTGTCCCAAGTTGTCCGATATAACCCATTGTGATAATCTTCCCAAAGAGTGTAATGATGATATATTCTCATATGTTAAAATCCTCTTTCCACTTCTCTTGATGCTCGTGACGGATCTTGTACTTCTGTCCTCTAAGGTGTGGGTACTCTTCCTGGAGTTTCTGACGGCATCTGCGGATAGTTTCAGGAGATGTGAATGCACCAGCAGCGTAGAGGCGTAGAAAGTCCATCGCTGACATATTTGGATTTCCACTCATCTCACCTTTCCAAACGAGTGTTTGAAGGAGGTTGTCATCATCCATAGCCTTGGGATGATTCAAAAGGATTGAGGCGATTTTCTGCTTGTTCATAGTGCCTTCCCCCTATACAATTTTTTCCGTTCGGTCTTGAGGTGCTTCTGCCATTCGTTGAATTTAGGAATGACGGGATCACGCTCAGGAATTGGTTGGTGAGGGACATCGTAGGACTGAATGCCCTTCTTGATGATGAACTTGAGGTAACTGATAGCCAAGATGGCAATGGCTACCGGAATGATTAAAATTACTGGTATCATAGTTTGATGTGTTTGAGTTCGTGTGCTTCTACCCAATATAGGCGTTCTTCTAACTTGATGAGGAAAGTACCGTTGTCCTCTTGCTTGATTACCTCCACAACTTTCCCGTTGAGGTAGGCGTATGTTGGCTTGTTCATGGTTCAAATATCAAAATAACTTTCAATAAAACAAAATTATTTTAAGAAATTATTTCAGCCAACAGTTCAGAGGCAGCAGAAATCTTGTCATCTATTTCGGATTTGATATCATCCAGGTATATCTCCAACTGATATATCTGCTTGTCTTCTGGCATTCGTGGATCATAAGAAACGAACATCCCTTTGGACTTCTCCGTTGCCAACATTCCCAACTGCATCTGCCAGTAGTATTCTGGTTTGGATTGCTTGAAGCTTTCGTTGTCCTTGATCAACATATGCTTGATATGGTTGTGGCTCTCATAGGGACATTTGATTTCCAACAAATGAGAGGTGGAAAGTCCATCAGGCGAAGCACCTGAGAAAACCCCATAAGCGTAGAACTTAAACTCGTTTCCTCCGTAGTATTCCCAAATCTGTTCTGATTGGTTGTTGAAGTGAATGAAGGCTTCTTGCTCGTGTTCCACTCCCCAATCAAGAGCAGCACCCCAAATGGGTTTCTTTTGCCCAGTAAGAATCTCTGCTGCTTTTTCAATGACAAACGATTTGGCGGTCTCTGAGAGGATTTCTCCCTTCTTGCGAGGTGTACCCATTAACTTGTGTATTTCGGAAGCCGTGAACTTACCAATTCGCTTTGCTTCCCATTCTAATTGTGTCATTTCTGTTTGGTGTTAAAGGTTTCGTTATAGTATGCTTCTGCTTGGACATTAGTCCATTGAGTATGCGGATATTTATCAAATACTCTTTGACCTTCTATATGTGCATCAATAATCTGCTCCTTTTCCATCTCCTTGGCTTTTTCAATTAAATGATACATACTGCTATGTACTCCAATCGTGCTTTCAAGTTTCACAAACTCGTACTCAAGCCACTCTAATGCTGTTCGGTTTGCTGTTTCTGGTTTCATTTCTGTTTGGTGTTAAAGGTTTCGTTATAGTAGTCATTTGCGTCAGCCCATTGATTGTGCCAC